GCCGCTGGAAAGCTGCGAGACGACAGGTAGTTGATTGATCAGCGGCATGGTGCGCCCTCAGTAGAGTTCGATGGGGCCATCCGGCCCAGCCAGCACCGGATCGACCGGACCCGGCATGAACGGCGTGTCGTAGCGCCACGGCTTCTGCCCTGCGCCAAGCGGCAGCGTGCGGGGGAACTGCTGCTCGGCAGGGAACGTGGCCCGAGCCAGCAGGGTGTCGTATCCGAGCTTGGCCGTCGTGCGCGTGTCGATCTGCACCTGCTTGCCGTACTGCGGCGCGATGCGGATGGCCAGATTGGCGACGATGGCCTCGTTCGCGCTGTCGGGCACCTGCGTCTCGGTGTCGAGGTCGCTGTCCTGCGGGCTGCTTGGCAGCGGGTAGCCTAGCCGGATGCCCTTGGCATTCCAGGTCGCCATCATCGCATCCAGCCGGCGCAGCGCGTAGTCGAGCTGCTGCGGCTGGAGGTCGAAGGTGTAGTTCGCCATGCCGAGTTCGGCAAAGGCTTCCTCCACGAACTGGCGCTTGGTGTAGCTCATGCGGGCCTCAGATCGGATCGTCCGCGGCAGGCTCGGCCGCCATCGCGGCGTTGATCTTCGCCAGCAGCGTCTCGTCGCTCCAGCGCCGATCGACCTTCAGGCCCAGCAGCTCGGCCTGCTGCATCATCTCGGCGCGGGTCGGCGGGGCGTTGTCTGCGGGCGCAGGCTCGGGTTCCGGGGCAACCTCAACCACCTCGGCCTCGACCACCTCCTCGTCCCACGGCCCAGCCTGGTCGCAGGCCGTCCAGACGTTCAGGTGCCAGCCATCGGCCAGCGCCGCCTCGACCTGCTCCATCGTGTCGCAGGCCAGCGTCGAGAACGTCGTCGCGTTGCCGTACCTGTCCAACGGGCCAGGCCAGGTGCCGCCTCGCTTGTAGAGGATGGTCGGCAGTTCGACGCGGATCATTTCTTGCCCTTCTTCGCCGTCTTGGCCGACTCGCGGAACGCGGCGGCGGTCGGTGCGCCCTTTGCGCCAGGCTTGCGCATCTTCTCGCCGCTGCCGGCAGCGATGCGCTTGCGCTTGGCGGCGATGTTCGCGTACAGGCCGGGAGGCGTCTTCACTTCATGCCCTTCTTCGCAGGGGCCTTGCCCGGCTTGCCAGCCTTCATGGCCGCCGTGCGCGCCGTGTTCAGCGCGATGGCCACGGCTTGCTTCTGCGGCTTGCCGGACTTCATTTCCTTCGACACGTTGGCACTGATCGACTTCTGCGAGTAACCCTTCTTCATCGGCATCTCAGTCTCCAGATGTGAAAACGCGGGCGGCGGCCGGGAGCCCCCAACCCATACCGCCCGCGTTTAACTCGCGCCTATCAACGCTGCTGGTGAGCGCCGACCCAGTCCACCGTCATCGACCGCGCCACCGCCGTGCCGTTCTGCACCAGCAGGGACAGGCGCAGTTCGCCGGTCGGCAGGTTGGCCAGCGAGGTCGCCTCACCGATGATCTGGCGGTTCTGTGTGTAGAACAGCTTCGCGCCATCGTAGTAGAAGCCGACGTTCACGTAGGTGTCGTTGGCCATCACGATGCCGGTCGTCACCACCGTCTCGGTCGAAGACGCCTCGATGACGAGGTTCAGCGCGGTGGCGGTGGTCAGGCGGCGGAAGTACACGCCATCCGACACGCCACCCTCGGGGTCGGTGTCCGTGACGTACAGTCCGATCATGGTGTCGGCCAGCACGTTGTCCACCTTGAACCGAGCGTCGAACCACAGCGCCTTGCCACCCGTGAACTTGAAGCACTCGCCGTTGGTCTTGCCGAGCTGCAAGGCGTGCTTGTCGTTGTCGGCCGCAGCGTTGGTGAACACCACCGTGCCGCCCACTTCGTCGCCCGACAGGTCGGTGCCCGCGCCCGTCTCGGTGATCGTCCACGTTGCCGAGTCGTACTCCACGAAGTCCGTGAAGTAGCCGAAGAACGACGGGTTGCCAATCGGTGCGTCGAACACGACCGCGCCCATCGGGTTCGCGTCGACGTTGTAGAACACCTGATTCGGGCCGGCTTCGATCTTGATCACGCCGCCGCCCGTGAACGGCCCGAAGCTCTTCTCCTCGTCGGACACGGTGCCGAGCAAGGTGTACGAGTTCGGGTAGTTCGGGAAGCCAGCCTGCCGGTAGACAGACGCCGGATTGCCCGGACCCGTGGTGCGCACCGCGATTGCCTGGGTGGCAGTCAGCGAGACTTGAACGTCGCCGTAGGGGAAAACAATTTGCTGTGCCATTTCGGTTGCTCCTGGTGGCTCAGTTGAACATCAGCACGCCAGCCATTTCGGGCTGCTTGCACACCACACCGAAGAGGCAGTCCAATCGGTACTTGGTCTTCATGTTGTCGATGTCGTACTGCTTCGTCATGACCAGTTCGATGCCCTGGTCCGTCGAGGCACGCATCACGGCCGCACCGGCATCTGTCGGCACCGCATAGCGACCCGGCAAAAGCTCGATGGCGTCCTTGTGCCAGAAGCAGTTCAGGTACGAGGCCGTCGTGTTCAGGAACGTGATCGCGGCGGTTGCCGAGGTCGAAGTGATCCGGCAGTTCTGGTACTGCGCGGTCGAATCGACACCGGCCTGCGCCGGGATCAGCGGGGGGCTGATCACGAGCGTCGTGGCCGACGGCACGGCGATCACGCGGAAGGTCTTGGGCTGGCCCGTGTCTTCCTTGGTGATCATGTGCACGGCGTTGACGTTGGCAATCGTGAACGAGTCGCCCACCGCGATGCTGGTGGTCGAGTTGACCGTCACCGTCTGGAAGCGATTGTCCACGTTGCTCGTCTCGCCCGTGGCCGAGGTCGAGGTGGCCTTCGGGGTGTAGTAGTTCCCGCCCGCTGCCGTCGTGTTGATCTGGATGCCAGCACCCGCCGCAGCAGCCTTGCGCTGGGCGTAGTCCAGCTTGTACGTCTCGAACGAGGCGACCTGGCCCACGAACGCCCGACGCAGCGCGCTGTCGGAGATGTCGTTGCCGAAGCTGCGGGTGTTCTTGGCGAGGTCGCTGGCCATGCCGTTGTAATCGCGCGTCGAGAGCGCGAGATACCGGCTGTCCATCGGAACGCCCGTCTCGTTCATCACCGCCTCGACAAGCGCCACATCATCGAAGCCAGTGGCGGCCGAACGCTTGATCGCCAGCGTCCCCTGCTGGCCTGCGACGGTCAGCACGGCGACGTTGATGTCGCTGGCAAGCTTTTGCTTGGCGGCATCGCCCAGGCGACCCTCTTGCAGCGCATCACGCAGCTCGGTGGCCGACATGATCCACGGCACCGACTTCTGGTAGCCGATGGTCGCGGGAACGGTGAGCTGGGTGTAGTCGTCGAAATTGCCCGTCATGTCCGTGCCGTTGTACGACACAGCGATGTAGGGCATCGGACGCCAGATGACGTTGTTGGTCCGCTCCATCATCGTCTGATCCGTGTTGTAGATCGAGACGTTGCGGGACAGTACGAGGGCGTCTTGGAAGCCTGCAAGCAGGTCTTCAAACGCGACGCGCTCTTCCTTTGAGAAAGCGTTGGCCATTGGTGGCTCCTGATTCGGAATGAGTGAACGATTGCGGCTACTGCCGCGCCTGCTTACTCACCCCGTCAGAGTCGGGCGGCCACTCGTGATCTGGTCGCTACTGCCGATTTAGGGCTGGCGAAACCCGGTGCGATTGGGCCGAATGTACCACACTCGGCCTGGGCGTCAAGCCCTGTCGGATAACCTGCTGCGCAGTTCGTAGCCCATCAGCGGCCACACTTTGTTGACCGCGTTCTGCCGGGCAATCTTGCGGCCGATGGCGGCGTCAAAGTTCTCCGGGCTGGCGCACGCGCTCTCGCCCGTGACGGTGAAGCCGTTCTTCAACACCAGCACGCAGAAGGTCAGGAGGTGCAGCGGGCTGTTGGTGGTCAGCATGGGCACACTGTCCGCGTCTTCTGCGCAGACAGCCACGCCAGCTAAGCCTTGCGCCGCCGTGAAGTAGTGCTCGCCGACGATGTTCGCCTCGATATCAGCCGGCGTCACGCGCGGCGCGATCAGGCCCTTGGCTCGGATTTCTTGCTCGATTGTGCCGTCGTCGGTGCGGGGGGATTGAACGTTAAACATTTCCGTCTTCCTTTCGTCGTCGTGGTTAATTCCGTGCCGCGGCCTTCGCCGCCAGTTGCCGCTTGTACGCCACGACCTTCGTCATGTCGCCCGTGCGCGCCGCCTCCTCGCGCAGCCTCTCCAGCGTCGTATCTGACCCGCCGCTTACAGGCGCGGTGCCTGCCGGCAGGCTGCGCTCGGGAGCGGGTGGCTTGGTGCGTGGGGTGATCTTCAATTGCATCTCCAGTTGGGCAACGGCGAATGCGAACCGCACCGGGTCGGTGATCGCGGCGAGTTCCTTGGCGCGCTTGGGGTTCTTGCCCAGCGCGTAGACGACGAGGGCTGGGTTTGTCGCGCCCTGCAGCACGACGCCCTGCTGCGTGACGTTCAGCGTCTCCATCACCGTGTGCTCGGCCTCGTCGTAGTCGCGCACCTTGAGCTCGACCTTCGCCTTGCCGTACCCGTCGAGCTTGGCCTGCCACGCCTTCTGCGCCTCCTCGGCCTGGCGCTGCGCCTCGCGCTCGGCCTTGTCAGCCGTGGCTTTCTGGGCGTACCACGACTCCAGCGCCGTCTCGTATCGGTCGGTGTCGTAGTCGTGATCCTCGAGCTTGGGCTTCGGGCCGACGGTTGGCCGTGCGGCTGGTGCGGTTTGTTCCTTGGCCTCGTACTCGCGCACCTTCTTCTGCAGTTCGCGGTGCTGCTTGCGCAGGTCGCGCACCCACTCAGGGGCGGCGCGTTCCTCGTCCTCGGCTGGCGGGGCATCGTCTCCGATGCTGACCGTCACCTCGTCGGGTTCGGGTGCGGCGGCTGCAGGGGCATCAGCCTGGGGAGACGGGTCAGGCGTGTCTGGTGCGCCCTGAGCCGCCGCAACCTGCTCGCCCTCGTCTGCCTCGGGCGTGTCCTCGTTGCCCTCATGCACCTCTTGCGTGCCATCGGGCTGCGTTACTTCGATCCTGATTCCCATCCGTCTTCCCTCTCGGCTGATGCGGTCAGCCGGCAACCGTTCGGCACCGTGCCGATTCAGAGTTCAGGTCGCGGCGGCGTGACGGGCGGCTGCTGTGCCGCCAGCGTGTCCATGACCGCGAGCGTGTCTTTGACTTGGGCGCTCTCGATCTTGGACAGCGTTTCCATCGTCTTGGCCTGCGTGAGTTCGCTCTCAGCGCCAGTCTTGACCACCTCTGCCCGAGCCTTGGCCGCCTTGGCCAGCGCCTCCTCGGCCGCAGCTTGGAGCAGCGTGTTGTTCGGGTCTTGCTGCTGCGCGGCGGCCTGCAGACGCTCCATGTCCTTCTCTTCGGGCTCCAGCGCGCCCATGTCCACCAGCTTGCGCCGGAAGTACTCGCGCGTCTGCTCCAGCCCCTCACCCTCCATGTTGAGGATGACCATCGCCTGCAGCACCGATTGCGTCTGCGGGTCTTGGGTGATGGCGATCAGGCCGGTCAGCGACTGCACGATGGACTCGCGCTGGCTGCGGAACGACGGGCCGATCTCGACGGCGAGGTCGAACTCGGCCTCGCTCAGATCGTTCTCGTATTCCAGTTCGCCCTCGTCGCTCACCATCGGCTTCATCAGTTCGATGGAGCCAACCTCGTTCTGCGACCCGAGGCCCTTCATCTTGCGCCCCGGCTCGACGTAGGTTTCCTTGGCCATCGACAGCCACACCTCGCCGCAGCGGCGCTTGGCCTTGGCGTAGTTCGAGACGTAGATGAACGACTGCATGTCCAGGCGCTGCTGGACCATCTGCACGGCCTTGCCGCTGACGTTGGCGACGATCTTGTCGCCCTGCTCCTGGTTGCCCAAGACCTCCTTGATGTCCACGTCGGTGATCTGCAGCAGCGCGGCCATTGCAGGCGGCAGGTTCGGACTCTTGGTGTACGCCACCGGCCCCGCGACCTGCGTGGAGCCGTCCGGGCCGCTGATCGGGTTGATCAGCAGGTACGGGTAGTTGCGCAGGTTGTCGTCCTGCCACATCACTTGGTGGCCGGCGACCTGCTCGGGGGTCAGAATGGGCTTCTCGACGCTCGACAGAGCGGCGATCTCGGCCATCTTGGACAACTGCATGTTCTTGAGCCGCTGCGCGTCCTTGGCCAAGCGCACATGGCCGCAGCACCGCTCCACGTTGTCCACGAACCACCGCTTGCCGTAGACCGGGATGATCGGGATGTGCTTGCCGACGATGTAGCCCGAGTCCTCCAGCACCTTCGCGCCGCTAAGGACGTACTTGTGGACCTTGCGCACCTTGATGCGCTTCTGACGCACCTCGACGCTGCCGATGGCGGTCAGTTCGGCCAGCTTCTCGTCGTCGAGTTCGCTGTCCCGGTAGCGCTCCTCCTCGCCGTCGAGGCTCCTGAAGACGCGCACGGTGTCGGGCACCATCTCGACGCAGTAGTACTCCGCGACGTACACCACGTCGGGCGTGAGCCAGTCGAACTCGTACTGGTGGATCTCCTTGGGCCACGTCGCCGGGTCGTCGCCGTACTCGGCCTTGTAGGCGTCGCGGGTCATGCTGGTCAGCACGAAGCACTTCGTCGCGTCGGCCTTGTCCT